CCCGGAGGTGCCCAGGAGAACGCACCTGTGCCCAGGGACCGGAGCTCGTCCTCCAGCGCGAGCAGGTCTTCGGTCGCCATCGGGGGGGTAGAGATCGACCAGCGGCGAACCTCGGTGTTGATGCCATCGGGGCGCCGCTCCCGGTATCCATCCCCGAACTGCGTGGCAAGGATGCGCTGGGTGGTACGGCCCGTGGCCGTGACTTGCACCCGCAGGGTGCCCAGATCGATCTGGCTGTTGCAGCTGACTGGCATGCCCCCACGGTAGACGCTCTTATGTGCTATACTGGGAGAATCGGCGGTAGAGCATGGATGCTCCCGCTGACCCCCCTACAGCATTTCCACCGATGAGCACGATCCTCTGCCTTCTTGTGTCTATCGTCGCCGTCCTGGTCGGCGTGATCCTGTGGTTCACCGAGGACGACCAGGCCCGGGCCCGCCGCTGGCACCGTTCCGGGGTTTCGCAGACCCGGATCGCCGATCGTCTGGGCACCACCCGGTACCGGGTGCGACGGATGCTCGCTCGCTGACATCCCGGCGCCCCGGGGAGATGCCTCTCCTTGCCCGTGGGCATCAGTGGGCCCTACGACCCGGCGAGTACGCCTCCCGGGCGTCTCTGGCGCAGGATGACAGCGGTGACAGCCGCTTCGAGCTCCCGGCCCAGTTGCCCGCCCCCGGTCGCGTCCACCTTGGTGCTGCCATCGGTGGCAACCTGGACGTTGATGTTGTTCGTGACGGCTCCACCCATGCCCTGGCCCCTGGTGTGGTCGACGACGGTCTCGTTCGGGTGGAGGATGGCCGCGAACCCGCCCTTGCCGTCGAGGCCTCCAGTGCGGGATCCAGAACCGGTGTACCCGCCACCATCGAACGAACCCATGATGCTGTTCAGCAGGCCCCCCAGGAACCCGCCCTGGTTGTTCTTGGCGAGCTCCCCGAGGCCGGCCTGCAGCAGCACCGTGGCCAGGCTCTCCAGGGCCCGGGTCAGACTGGCCTGCCAATCATCGGTCCCCCGCACCAGGTCAGAGAAGAGCCCACCCAAGGTGCGCCCTCCTTCCTCCCACAGGCTGTTGAGCTCCCGCTGTCGCTCGACCTGCCGCTCCAGGGCCCTCTCTCGGTCGTAGAGCTCGCCAGCCTTGGCCGGATCCACCCCGGCGGCCGACATCTGCCCGACGGCGTTCCGGCGCTCCAGGGCCCGGACGGCGCTGGGCCCCTTGAGCGTGGCCTCCAGCATGTCGATGTTGTCGAGCCTGGGACGCATCGCAGCCTCCTGCTGGCGGGCCACCTCCACCAGGGCGTCACCCAGGGCCCGGGTGACTTCCAGCTGGTCGCGTTGGATCTCCAGCCCCTGGGCCCGGGCGATGTTGATGCGCTCCTCGTCACTCTTGGCATCGCGCATGAGCTCGGCGTACTTGTACATCCGCTCGGTGCGGGTCTTGTCTGCGGTGGCCGTGATCTGCTGCTCGTCGGTGCTGGCCTGGGCGATCTTGAGCTCGGCCCGGGAGATCTCCAGCTGCCGGCCGCTCGTGCGCAGTCCGTCCTCGCGGATGCGCTGCCGCTCGGCCTCCTTCTCGGCGGCGTCGTTTGCCCATTCAGCTTCTTGCATCGCCATGCCGCCGGAGCCCTTGCCCCCAAGACCCATCATCTGGGCCAGTCCTGGAGTGACCTTAATCCGACCGCCTGGGGTGGGGATGTGGACGTGATCCTTGTGCCCGCGGGGGTCGTTGTTGGGGCCGAACAACTGGTTGCCAAAGGCGCCGGTTGCGGCCAGGCGCCGCTGCAGGTCTCTGGCCCGCTGGACGGCAAATGGGTACGAGCCATCGAGCTCGCCGGTGTCGATGGCGTTGAGCATATGGTTCGGCGTCTTGTGCCCCTTGTTCGTGTAGTCGCCGCTCGTGCGCTCGTATCCTTGGCTCTGCAGCCAAGACCGCATCTGGTTCGCCGTGATGTAGGCGGGATAATCCGGACTGCTGCTGCCGGAGCCGGATCGACCGCTGCTGCCGGAGCCGGATCGACCGCTGCTGCCGGTCTTGGAAGAGCCATCAGCCGGGGCGGATGCCCGGGGAGGCCGCGTCTGGGCAGCAGGCAACTGTGGACGGTTCGCCAGATCATAGTCTGCCCTCTTGCCCTCGATGAATCGCTGATAGGCATCCTGCCGGCGCCCCACATCGAATGGGCTAGGATACATCTTCGTGGCATATTCTTCAGCCCCTCGTTGCCACTCCAGCTCCTTCGCCTGTCGGGCGGAATTCCCGGAGATCTGGATCATCTGGGTGACAAGGCCGATGGCTTCCGCCGCCTTGGTGGCCACCTGTTCGATCATCGGTAGGAGGGCCGAGCCAATGGTCGCCCCCAGATCCTCGACCCGGCCCTGGAGCCGGGTGATCGAACCGCCGGTCGTGTTCAGGCTCGCGGTCAGCTGGTCTGCACCGTCGCGCTTGATGTTCTGGAGAGCCTTGAGGACGACATCTCCGGTGATCTTGCCCTCGGCGGCCACATCCCGCAGCTTGCCAGCGTTGATGCCCATGACCTTGGCCACCTCTTGGCCAATGACCGGGGCTTGCTCCATGATCGAGTTGAACTCGTCCCCGCGGAGAGTGCCAGAGCCGAGCGCTTGGGCCAGCTGACGGAAGGCGCCCTCGGATTCGGCCGCGGATGCCCCCGCGTTCCGGGTGGCCGTGTTGAACCCGTCGTAGATGTCGGTGATCTCCGAGAGGGTGAAGCCCAGGGGGCGGAGCCGTCCGTAGGTCTGCGCCAGGCCATCCGCGGCGGACTGCTGCGAGACGCCGAACCGGGCGGCCGACTGCCGGGCGGCCTCCTGGACCAGGTTCAGGTCGTCATATCCCTTGGAGAGGCCCGCCAGGCGAGTCTGCGTCTGTTCGGCCTGGATGCCGAGCCGGGCGACAGCAGTCACTGCAGCACCCACCCCCGCGGCAGCGGCAAGCTGCCCCATGGTGCGCACAAGCCCCGCGACTTTACTATCTGCACTCTGAGCACCCCGGGCCAAACCACCGAAGGCGTCCTGTCCCCCAGCCCGACCAGCATTCTGGTCGATGCCCCGCAGCCGCTGCTCCATCCGCGCCAGCTGGGTATCTGCCTGGCGAGTGCCGAAGACTAGGTCTACTTGGTAGGCGGTGCTCATGCCGACAGTTTAGTTATGGTGCAGGTCAAGCCTGCATCTTGAGTCGGTCCTCTTCGATGCACCGGGCCCGCAGCTGCCAGAGGACGAGCTCGGCCTCAGACATGTCGGCCTGCATCCGCCCCCAGGTCATGCCGAGCTCAGCTGCCAGGTTCAGTTCGAACTGGAGCTGCTTGTCTTTCCGGAACTGGGTGAGGAGGGCTTTGGGGCCGGGTCTTCGCCCTCGTCCAGCGCAGGAGCGGAATAGAGGGCGTTGATCAGGTCGGAGACGTATTCGGCGCTGACGGAACGGCGCAGGAGTGCCAGATCGCCCGGGGCGAACAGCGGCTGGCCGTTGGCGTCCTTCGCCTTGATGATCAGCAGGCCGAGATTGATCTCCAGTTGCTCGTCGCTCTTCGCATTCTCCGCCGCCTGACGCCGCTCGGCCAGCGTCACCGGGGTGGAGTACATGTCGAGGACTGCGCCAGACCGGAAGGTGATCCGGTGGTGCTTGAGGGCCTGGAGATTGGACTCCTGTTTGAGCAGATCGATCGCTCGCATGCCGTCAGATGGCTCCGAAGATGTTGGTAGGCTGGTCGCTGAAACTAAAGTTGACGGTGCCCTGGTTGGGCTCCGAACCGGTGGTCACGCCCAGGGCGAAGCCCAGGATCGATACGGGGCCCTCGATGTACTCGGACCCGCTGACATCGACGGCCCCGGAGGAGTTATAGACAGTGTCGATGAACAGGCGCACCGAGGCACCGTCCTGGTTCTTCCGGAGGCTGTTCCGGAGGAGCCGGCGAGACAGGGACTCCTGGTCGCGGGTGAAGCGGACCACCATCGAGCCAGAGCCGTCGACGTAGCCGGCCTGGCGGGTCATGAACGGCGCATTGACGCCGTTGCCGGTGGTCGGGCCGCACTGGAGGCTCGTGGTCATCACCTCCTCGCGGCTGAGGTTGCAGTTCCAGCCTTGGACCTGGCAGAGGGCCATGTGGGCGGCGAACTCCATCTGGATGTGGTTCGCCGACGGATTGGAGGTGTTTGCAGTTCCGGTGCCGCCATCACCGTTCAGCGTGATGGGCGCACCCCCGGCGGCAGCGGCCACCTTGATGTAGGGGTCGGCGCCATGGGTCTCCTCGACCACGTAATAGGTCGTGCCGGCGGTTAGGGCCGTGTCAAGGTTGGCGGTACCTTTCTCCTCGAAGG